CCTAACATTTGAACAGAAACACTCAGCATCCTTTTTTCCGGTTTTTAGTTCTTTTATTTTCTTCAGCTTGTTTAAACTTACCTTTGAGTATTTTATAACATCCTGTGATGCGTTTATCTCGTTTATTTGTTCAAGTTCAATTTGTTCAAACATAGTAATATAAAATAAGATATTAACGCACCCAAACAAGCTAATTTAAAATCATAAGTCATTATTAAAATAGTCCAAAAAGACCAACATTTCCAACATCCAAGTGATGCGTGAATGTAATTTGATAAATGAGTGATTCTAATATGCTTAAAAATAAAATCAATCAGTAGCTGGAACGGTTCGAAGTTAACAAACCACCATGCCACTGATATCAATAAAACTAATTCCATGCTTTTTTTTAGGCTAAGTTAAAACAATTTTTGTTGTGATGTATGATTTTTTATTCTTTGAATCGCCTTTTCGTAGTATTCTAAATCTAATTCACAAGCCGTTAGTTCAAAGCCGTAATCATGGCATGCTATCGCAATACTTCCTGAACCTAAATGTGTGTCAAGTATTTTATCTCCTTGCTTTGCGTATTTATCTAATAACCATTTGTAAAGTGCAACGGGTTTTTGAGTGGGATGTATTCGTGTTTCTTTATTTTTCATGTCACCTTGCAACATACCTGCCCATCTAAATTCAAATTTTCTTACAGCTGTTTTATGATTTGTCCATGCAAGTTCACAATCTGCGAAATCATTATCTCCGTTTTGTTTATCCCACACCACCCAACTTGAGCTGTTTGAATTAGGTATATTTTCAATGAAATGATTAGCTCCCCAAATAATAACTTGTTTTGATACTCTTGTAAGCTCAATAAAATAATCTTTTGAAGGTGTTGAACTATCCCAATTTTTAGCTGTGTACATTGTAGGTCTTGTCAAAGTACCTCTACTGTGATTCTTTGCACCGTCTTCACCTATCCCATAAGGCGGGTCAACAATAGCCAAATCAAAATAGTTATCTGGATAACGAGCCATTAATAACATATTATCCTCGTTTGTTATTTGTATTTTATCAGTTACTTGCATAGCTAAGCAAATTTTTTCTATATGCTTTCAAACGATATAAACCACGTGTTAAAGTGTCTAATCTGTCCAAGTATTTATTGACATATCTTTCGTTACTTACTTTTTTTGCTGAATAAGCTGAACGACCTACTAATTCGATTCGTGATTGCATACCGTGAATCATATCTTCAATACACATCATTCGGTCTTCAACTGCATCTGGAGATAAAACATACTGCTTACCGTCACAACTCATGCAAGTATAATCAACTTCTCTTTGTTCGTACGGTATTATCGTATCGTTCAAATCGATTGTAACATAACCGCATCCATCACATTCAGGGCATTCCATTAATAAACTTTTCATAATTTCTAATTTTTAATTGTTTAACGTCTACAAATATACTAATTAATATAATACAAACAAAAAAAAACGGAATTTTTTACGTTCCGTCTTTCTGTTGGTTTACCAGAGCCAAATTATTTACTAAAAAACATTCCTAATTTTTCTATTGAACTGCTGGACAAATTTTGTCCTTTCATAAACTTGTGCAAGTTAGGTTGTCTTATTCCAGATTGTTTTGAAAATGCGTTTAAACTTAATTCGTGTTTTTGTAGGTAATTTTTAATCATTAACCGAGTAAGTTCATTCGCTTCACTTAATACTTTTGCGTGTTCTTTCATATACCGTTTAAAAAGTCATCAAATCCTTGTTTCTGTTTAGGCTGTTCCTGAACTGGTTTAAAACTTAAAGACTGAAACTTACCTTTTTGTCCGTCTTTTACCCATGCTGAAACGTAATACTCAACGCCACCTATCGTTGCTTTACCCTGATAGTGTGGATGCGTTTCTTTTTCTCTTTTGTCGTTAGTAAATAACGCTCCTGAATTGTCTCTTTTTTCCATTTTATTTTAATTCTAATTTATAATACTCCAATGTTATATCTGCTATTCTTTCCGCATCTTTACGAATTCGTAATTGTCTAAGCTCATTTTCAAATGGCGTGTGCCATCTTTCATCTGAAACAGCATCGTAATTTAAATACGTAATAATTGCTTCAATAACTCTTTGTTTTCTTTCTTCGTAGTCCATAGGAACTACCATAACTTTTGCTAAGTTTTCCATTTTTACTTTGTTTTAATATATAACCTTTTAAATCTTTCAACCGAACAACAAAACTCTGTTATAGGGTTCGCTTCATATTGCCTTATTACTTCATACCAAAGTTTATCTTTTTTAAAATCTTTGATTTGCACTAATTGATCTCTGGTTACGTTCTTGTAGTAACCCATTACTTTTAAATCTTCATTCATAATTTATAAATTTAAATAAACATTATTAATTTCTTCTTGCGTAACCATATATTTTGGTCTTAAAAATCTCATGTAATTTTCTTCTATTTTTTTTCCATATCTTTTATTGTATTTTGTTTTATATTTTGACAAAAGATTATTTTCAAAAACCATGTTATAAGGAAACTTAACTGGAATAAACCAAACATCAGAAAATATTTTATCTTTTATGTGTTGTTTAATTCTATCTGATGACCTTGTTTGCCCTATATAAACAACTTCTTCCTGCTCTAATAAAAAATATACACACGCATTTTCTGAATATTTACTTAAATGCCAATATTCAAGCTCATAGCTTTTTCTTGAAATTTCATTTAATATAATTATATCATCTTTATATATTGTTTTAGCTGATATCTTATCATTAAACACACTTTTAAACGCATAATCTTTAATGTCATTTAAAAACAATTTCATAATTCATTAATTAAATTGTTATAATACTCACGTGCTAACTCTATTCTTTCTTTAATTTGTTCTATTACACTTTCGTCTTTTGCTATTTTAAAGACTTTCACGCGTTTTTCTTTTGGAATATGATTAAAGTTATGTTTCGACTGTACAAAGTCCCTTACATCCAAACTTTCATCAATTAATCCTTGTTTCCAATGTTCACGCCTAACCTCATCTTCTACAATTTGAAATGGTGTATTTACTAAGCAATAACAAAGTAATGCTTCGTCTTTTCCTGATAACCACATATAACCTTGCAATTGATAGTAGTAATCTTTATTTGGGCATTCAGTTTCAAAAAACGGAAACGTAGTAGCATCCCAAGAACATTTTACATCGATTAAAACTTCATTCGTGTTTACGTCGGGTGTTCCTGTTAAATAATCGTTGCTTAAATTCTCATCGTTTTTAAAAATGAAGCCTAAGTTCAACACATCGTTAACAAGTGCTATTCCATCGTTTTCTACTTCGTTACCTTTATCCGTGTATCTACTCCAAAACTCTTTACGGATTCCGTATTTATGCTCAATCGCAAGTTCCTGAATGTATGTCTTTGTAGTTTTAGATAAAACCTCCCCTTTTGTTTTAGGGGAAGTCATTAATTTTCCTATTTGTGAAGCTCGTATTTTCATATCAGTAACAATGCTTTTTGTTGAACTTCAGTTAATTCAAACTTCGCTTGTAGCTGTTCAATACTAAATTCCCCGTTACGTATTGCTTCAACAGCTTTTTCAAAACGTTCATTATCTATTTTTTCAGCTTTCTTGTTGTTTTTTGAATCAGGGTCGCTTTCAGTTTCATCAATTAAAAATAAACCATTTAGAGCATATTTACGTGCGTAACTTGAAGCTGTGCCGGTGCATTGTTCAGATGACATTCCTTTGTGTTCACCAAGTTCTGCCCATCCTAAAACTTCTGCTATGCCGTCATCGGTTTTTAAAGTTGCTGTTGCTTTTAAAAATAGCTTGTTACCTACCTGGATAATATCATCACTAAGGATTAACGTTGCTCCGTGTTTTAGTAAGATAGGTTTTGCTGATTCTAAAATTTGTTCAGCACTACGATACTTGTAATTACCGAACTTGTTTAAACTTCCTTTTGGACATTTTAATTCTGCCTGAATTTCTAATAACTTTTTCATAATATAAATTTTAATTGTTTGACAAATATAACTATTCTTTTTAATATAACAATGGATTTTAAAAAAATACTTAAAATAATTTTAATTGCGATACGTGGTTGTTTATTCGTTCAACCGCCTTTTCGTAGTATTCTAAATCTAATTCACAGGCTGTTAAGTCAAATCCGTAATCGTGACAAGCTATTGCTATTGAGCCACTTCCTAAATGAGTGTCAAGTATTTTGTCGCCTTTTTGACTTTTGCAATATTCAAACATAAATTTATAAACATAAATTGGTTTTTGTGTTGGGTGAAATCGCTCTAAATCCGTACTTGATTTTTTCATTATTTTTGCGGGTTTGTCTAATGACGTCCAAACTAATTCACAAGCTGATAAAGTTGGCATTTGTTGGTTTTTATCCCAACATACAAAGCCCCTTGTGTTTGGTAAAAACTCTAAAAAATAATTTGCGCCAAATACAACTTGATTTTTACTAACTCTAAATAATTCTTTCCAATATTCTTTTTTTGGTAAAACGTCCCAATCTTTATTTCTGTAAAGTTCTGCCATTGGCGTATTTTTTAATTTTCCACCGCCGTCGCTTAACCTATTTCCTAATCCATAAGGTGGGTCAACAATAGCCAAATCAAAATAATTGTCAGGATAACGAGCCATTAGCTCCATGTTATCTTCGTTTGTTATTGTTATTTTATCCGTTACTTTCATAAAAATTTCTTTAATCCTTCAGCGCATCGTTCTATGCTGTTTGCTCTTTCCTGAAGGCTTTGTATTTGTTCAGCGATAGTTTGCTTACAATCGCTTGTAAAGTATCCGTTAGACGTAGCTATTAAAGGAATAATGCCATTTGTACGTATATAGTTAACCATTTTGCGTAAACGCGGACCATTCATTTTAGTTTTATAACCTTTCGTGTTTAGGTATTCGTTCATTCGGGTTACTATTAACTCCGACTTAATTGGGTTCGCCTTTTTGTAGTTTCGGAATCCATGAACTACGATGGGCAGAATCTCCATTTCTTCGCTTGTAAGTTCGTGTGTGAACTCTTCAAAATTTGTTACTGGCATAATTTAAGTTTTAAAATCCGTAACGCATTACATCTTCATATTCGGCTAAGGTCATTTGGTCGTAATGGTCTTGTGCTATATCTCCGTTAAGTTCGAATCGTGTTTTTCTAATTTCACGTTCTTTAGCTTCTTCGTTTTCAATGTTACGCAAAATCATTTTTAGCGTGTTTCTTAAATGATTCTCGTCCATTAAATCAATGTCGATTTTTTGACCATTCTTCATAGTCCAGTAATACTTTTTCATAATTTAAGTTTTAATTGTTTGGTCAAATATAGTTATTCTTTTTAATATAATTCTAATTGTTTAATCTTTTTTTTATAAATAGCCATAATTTCTTTTAGCTCGTCCTTTGTGAACTTTCGTGTTTTCCTTGCTTCTGCTTCTAATTCGTAGTAACTTTCTATTCCGATTTTATGTATTAAGTTTCTTTGGTACTCAATTAGGTTACCACTTAAATACGTGTTGCAGTGTTCACATTGTAGATGAACATTAAGTTCATTAAAACGAACGTTCCAATGGTTATTTGCGTTGAAGTAATGACCTGCGTTTTCTTTTAATGGTTTCTTTTGGCATGATATACAAACTTGTCCTTTATCTCGTAACCGTATAAACTTGTTAAAAATTATTTGTGTCATTTTTACATAATCCTGTATTGTTTCAAGTTCCTGTTGCATCTTTTGTTTTTTCTCTTTCCATTGTTTCGTCTTTTCAAACTCTACCCAAACACGAACGCAATCAGCATCTAAACAAAACTTTTGATTAAACCTAACCGCTTCAAATTTATTCTTACAATTTTTACAACGTGGCATCTTTAAAATTTATTTGTGATTGTAAATCTTTATTCTTAAATTTTTCTTCAATTAGTAACTTTTCAAGTCTAAAATTCTGCTGTAATGCTGCTCTTAATTCTTTCTCCATAGCATCGTAACTTATTTTTACTTGTTGTAAGTCTGCTAAGGTTCGCTCCATTGAATGTATTAAATCATATCTATTTGAAGCACGTTCTTTTATTTCTTCAAGACTTAGTTTAATCTTTAAATAGGTAGTGTCTAAGTTTACCTTGCCAGTTATAATTGTCAATTCATCCATTTATTCGTGTTTTTGCTTGTTATAATTTACATTCCGCAGTATCCTGAATCGCATTCGTTAAAATCATTGTCAAATAATTCAAGTTGGGTTTTATAGCTTTTAATTTTTTCGTATGTAATGCCTTTTTTAAACGTGCATCCGTTTTTCTTTTCCATTTCAATAAACCAATTAAACTGCTTTTCGGCTTTATTACTCATATGCTTTAACATTAATTCGCTTCTATGAAAACAACCTACGCAGTTATTTTGATATGCAAATCTAATAGGTTTATCTTTCCAAAAATTCTCTATTGTATCTTTAAATATAGCATCGTTAATTAAAGGGAAAGTAGTTTTTCGGTATGGTAATTCTTGCCATTTATTTCGTCCGTTTTTTTCTCCAACCTTAAACTTAAAACTTTCTATTTCATTAACAGCACGTTCACTCATTGTTTTTGCTCTGCTCATTTCGTTTGCTCTAAATCCTATTCTCATTTCTATGGGTAGTTCCGTATTTTCGTAACACCATTGTGCAATTGGTTTAACCTTCATATCAGTAGTGCAATATCTTGTCATTTGATTAGGTAAATAGTTTTTACCATTTGCCATTTTATAACTTCCAATAACTTCTTCAAACGTGTTTTTGCTTATCCAAACAATTTCTTGACCTATAAACTGCTCTAAATCTAACATCGTGTAAATGATAGTATCTTCTTCAAGCGTGCCGATAAATTCAATTCCTATTTTATCGCTTACAATTTGTCTAATTTTAGCATCAGGAAATAAACAATTTGCGTCATTTGTTCTTACAAGTGAAAAGATATTATAATCAGCAGGATAATTTGCAGCTATATAACTTGATGTTTTACCACCGCTAAGGCTATTTATTGTTTTCATAATCAAAAAGGCACATCTTTTTTCATCTTTTCACTAAACGAAAGTAATTCTTTTCCGTTAACTACATCGGGTTCGTTTAAAGGTAGTTTAGCCGGAAAACTATTTGATATTGGTTTCGTGTTTCTTTGTGCGTAAACTTTACGACCAAAATTATCAATCATGTAATACTGATATTTTTCAATATCTAAATACATTTTGTAAGTTCCGTTTTTTGATACACCTTTTGGTTTACTTTTAGCTACTTTCAAATGTACTTCATTAATTTCATATACATTTCCATCACTATCTGTCAATCCAGTTGGTGGTCTCCATGGAATTAAAACTGATAAACCTTTACGGAACCATACTTGACCTCCGGCAAAATCTCGAGCAGTTGGCATTGGATAAAATGTATGTTCATTTCGTGTTATTGGCGCCTGGTCCCGAACGTGATTAATAATACAGTTATGTCGGTTTGTTTTTCGTGCGTTTTTTCGTGCAAGTCCTAAAATTCTACTAAGGTATTTATCTTCACGTCCTAAGTCTGAATGAATATAATTTTCCGTTAACTCATTCCAAGGGTCAATTGTAGTAGTGTGAATGTTTATTTCGTATTTACGTTCAATCTCATCAACCATTTCATAAAACTTTTCAAGTGTTAAATCCTCATCTATTGGGTCAATTACTATAAAATGCTCATTAATAAAATTCTCTGCTATTGTTTGCTCCGATAAACTCATTGTATTTTCGTGTTTTGCGTATGGTTTACCGATATACTTATAACAAAGTTCCGAGAATATCTCAGCTGAGCTTCCAGTTTCAGGAGAAAATATAACATGATTCCAATTATGTAAACACGAAAGATTAATTAAAAACTCAAACCATAACTCAGTTTTTCCACTTGCTGGTGCTGCTCCGATATACGTTGTGCATCCCTCTTTGATTGTGTATGGTAATAAATCCCAATCCCAACCAACTGATTTACCTTTTACGTTTAATTCGTTTCGTATTGCGAATAGTTCGCTTGAAACTTCTTGAAGTCTTTTAAACATTATTCGTGTATTATTTGAGGTGTGTAACTTTTTGATTCGTCTTTACGTAAATACGGAAGTGTATTTAATAAAGTGCTTTTCCAATTTACAATTTTACGTGTTTTATTATTAACTGTAACACTCCAGTCGTTAACTTTCCATGATTCGTATTTAAGTCTAACATCTTCTTTGTTTATAAACTTAACTTGACTAACTGCATAAGCTAAAAATTCAGAAAACTCAGGTATATATATTTCTTTCTTTTCTTTCTTTACATTATTGTTAGTGGTTGATTGCTGGTTGCTCGTTGGTTGCTCGTTTGTTATTTCGTTGGTTGATACTTGGTATTTTTCATAGCTAACTATTTGAATAATAGTGCCTTGCGAACTTGTTTTGCTGGTTATTTCGTTGGTTGAAATTAGCTTAGTTAAAGCAGTTCTAATTTGTTGTGATGTTAAACCTGTTTCACGTGCTAATAGGTCACGACTTGTAACAATAGAACCTACTTTTAATTCAATTCCTTTGAACCTTTTTTCTTTGTGATTAGCCTTTAAAAGCAAATGAAGAAATAACCGAAAGCAGTTATTGTCTGAATACCATTCCCATTCGAGAATTTGCCTATGGAGTTTTATCCAGCCTTGTTGATTTGTCATTGGTTGCGTATTTTGTTAAAAGAGAGCCGCCACATACATACACAACCACGAGATTACATGGCGGTTTACACTCTCTTAAATAAATTTCTTTTTGCATTTTGGTTGCGTATGTTTTGCAAATATAACAATTATTTTTTAATCAAACTCAAAATTCTTATAAAAATTATTTGATATGTTAACACGAATTCTCCATCGCTTTATTTTACGATAGTCCATCTTTTGCTTAGGGTTGTATAGCTTAAACACTTTCATAGTTTTTCAATTTCGTGTTTAACGTCCAACAGCCATTGATGAGCAATACTACCCTCATTAATATATAAGCCGTTTCTAATATCAATCATTTCATCTACTGCAATCAATGCGCATTTTTTAGCTGCTGTTGAAATAATATTTCTTTCTAAATATTCAATTGAATTATCTTGCCAACTTAACATTTTAAGATATAAATCTTTTGATTTGTCTCTCGGTGTCATAGCTTTTCCAATTCAGTTACCACAGACTTCCAAAACACGATTTTCTCCAAGTCTAAGGTTTCCCAAACATGAGAATGAGCCAAATATATTGCTATTTTTTTTGCTGTTAACTGGTGTTTTATTTCTAAACCTACATAAATATCATCCATTAGGTTTATCGCTTTTTGCTTAGGTGTCATATATTAGCTTTTACAATTACTGAATCCGTGTTTACAATCTTAAAACTACGCAATTTTCTGTATTCTTGTTTAAATTGTATTAATCGCATTCCTTTTTCTGTTTTACAAACTTTCTCAAAGTATTCTTTTCCCTTAGTAACTTCTTTATAAACACGATTTAATACTTGTTGTAAGTCCTCAGGAGTAGTATATTCAAATGTGCAAGTAACTTCTTTCGTTTTCATATACGATAGTATTTATTTGTTTGTGAATCATACCTAACATTGTATGCTTTTGCATGGCAAATTCTTAAATATAACTCCATGTTAAACTTACCTATGTTTTTTTTCTCTTGGTCTTTCCAATACCTGATAATCTCTATCAAAGTTGGATTGCTTTTTTTAGCCTCTCTCATCGCATGAATTTTAAAATACAATACAATGCTCCAACGATAGCGAAAAGTATCACTGGAAAGCCTAAAAACGTGTAAATAACGTCTTTGTGTTCATCTGTTGTCGGTTTAACATCGTCCAACAAGTTGTTTAATCTGTTTTTCATAACTTAAATTTTAATTGTTTCAGCAAATATACTATTCTTTTTAATATAAGTTACATTTTTTAACAATTATTTTTTAGGCAATAAAAAAACCCCTACTTTTTATAGGGGTCTTTCAGTTAAAACAATTAAACCAAATTATGATTAGATATGCAAATATAACTATTTTAATTTCTTAGAAACATATCTGCCTAAAATTTTACCTACAAAAGTGAGAAGACCATTTTGAGCATCGACTTTCACCTCGATGTTATCAGCAGTCTTACTCACTTCTATATCCAGTTTCTTAGTATCTAATTTTACCTCACTTGAATTTTCGTCTTTATGAATTTCCAACGATGCGTCATTCACTTTAATTTCAACATCAACCTTTTTTTTCTTTGCCATTATTTTATAAATTTAGTATATACTGATTTTCCTTTAATCTTTGTCATTCTTAATGCTTCTTTTCGGTTTCCAGTTGCTTTATAACTTATATGAAACCAACCAGCCTGTGTTTCTGTTCCACCCTCAAATATAGCTTGGTCGAAATCTAAATTCTCAATTATCCAAACAAATAATTCTTTGTCATGTAAATTTAAGTCCATTGCTTCGCCTTTGCAGTGCTGAGATGACTTTGCCCCTCCGATAACTTTATTTAATAACGTTGAACGAAAACCAGAATTTATTTTAATTGGTTTACCTACCTTTTTTCTAATAGGCTCGAACACTTTCTCACAAAGCAATTTAGCTTTTGCAGTTTCACTTTCATTCATCTTATTTAAGATGCTATGCTTTGTCGCTGATTCCGACCTTTCAAATTCAATAAGTGATACGTGTTCAGATAGTTTCATCTTCTAATTCGTTTTTCGGTAAAATTGCATAAAAATTATTAAATAAACTTTGTTTGTTTTTTTCAGTTTGTTCAATCAATGCTGTTTTACCATAACAATCATATAATCGTTGTTTAAGTTCTTGTACTTCGGTATGGGTGTACCATAACCATATTGCCAAAACTCCCGTTGCTCCTTGTTTTTTAATCACGTCTAAAATTTCGTTTAGATTTATCATTTTTTTATTCATAAAATTAAAATTGAAGTGTTATATCCGTTTCCATTTGGATAACTGCATTCATTCCCACAACACCCACTGCAACCATGACATTCAATCATAGGTCGTAAATCAGTATCTTTGTTTTCTTCTGAAATAAACTCCGGGAATAACTTTTTATTTTTAATTAAATACTTTATTAATCGCTCTTCAAAGAATGCTGCCTTTTGTGCGTAGTGTTCCATTCCGAAAGCGACTTCTCTTTGACTTACTGAACTTGAAAAGTCTCCGTTTTGTAATTGAAGACCTTTGTTTTTAAGTTGGTATGTTAAACCAAAGACAGCATCCTCAGCACTTCTCCATGCAACTATTGGCTGAATGAATTTAATTAGTGTCTCTTCGTCGTTTGTCGCTGTTTGATTGTTATAAACATCCAGCATATAATTAAAGAATACAGTTCCTAAAATTGGCATCACTCTAAGTTGTGCCTGAGTAGCTATATAAGGAGTAACATCGGTAACGTCAACATTTGCTGTTATCGGTGTATTCGTTTTTAAGTATGT